CGACGAAGTGAACTCTTACGGCGGCGCGATCCCCGCTTACGGAATTATCAAAAAAGTTAGCGCTTGGGCTTCCGGCGTTCTAGGCGAAAGCTTCACCGATGCCTATTGCGGACACTTTCATAGCGTTATGACACTCCCATTACCGAACGGCGGCCGAGTGTTCGTAACCGGCTCTCCAGAGTCCGATAACACTTACGCAAAAGCGTTCGTCGCGGCAACTTCTCGACCATCTCAAAGACTTCACTTCATAGATTCCGAAAAGCCGAGAGTAACGGCCGAATATGTTGTCTGGCTCGACTAACCGTAACTCCGATCAACTCGTCGCGGTTACTTGGGCCGACGCGCATTCGCTAGAGACGTTCGATTGGAAATCTTTAGACTCGCTTGATCTTAACGACGGCGACTATCTCATCGTTTCGGTCGGATGGATGCTCCCCGAAGAAGTTTCTAAAAAAAATCACGTCGTTCTATATCAGTCGCGAACCCCAGACGGCGACCTCGATCACATTCTTGTTATTCCGCAAGCGATGGTCAGAGTCATCGAGAAACTTTCGTCTTATTGTGCTTCTCGCGATGCTTCGGCCTAAAAAGAAAAAAAAGAAAAAAGCCCCCGTCCGGATGCCTCACTCGGACTACCTCTTTCTTGATTCGTTAATTCGCCTCGACGCTAAACGCGCCGATCTACCCGCGTTCCCGCGTATTAACGCCCCGACCTATGCGACTAGGTAACGGCCTATCGTGCTTCCGAGAATGATAGTAGCAGAGTGTCCCACACTCCGCAAGAACTCTCGGCTATAGTAAACAATGTCGAAAGGATAAAACTATGGCCCTACAAAACTACGAGACAGTCGCTCAAAGACTCGAACGCTTCTGGACGGATCACCCATCCGGAAGAGTTTCAACCGAACTAATCGAAGGCGGCTCCGGGTATTGGGTATTTAAGGCCCGCATCTATGCGAAAGCCGACGATACGAATCCGATTTCTACCGGACACGCGCACGAAGTAATCGGAGCGTCGCAAATAAACAAAACGTCCGCGCTCGAAGTGTGCGAAACGTCGGCCGTAGGACGAGCTCTCGCGCTTGCCGGCTATCACGGCTCACAAATAGCAAGCCTCGACGAAGTAGTCAGAGCAAAAGCCAGAGCGTCCGAAGCTCCGATCGTTGCCGCGCCCGCTCCGAAGCCTCAACCAATTCGGCCGCCGGTAATAGAGCCAGACGCAAAAGACGCGACCGTCACGAAGATAACGGTAAAACAATTTATGAAAGAAATCGCGGACGCTAAAACTATTTCCGATTTAATGAAAATCGGCGAAACGATCGCGAACGATAAAACACTTGAAGACTTTCAAAAGGATCTTCTTCGTGGAAATTGGGCTAACCGACGGACACAAATCTTAGAAACGGCTCAAGTATGAGAGACTCGCTTAACTTTCGTCTTTGGCTCGTAAGCATCCTCACGATTATTCTCTTCGTCATAATAAAAAAAGTGTCGCCGAAATGAACGACCGTCCAGACTTCGACCCGGAGAAAACTTTTGAAACGATTCGCGCTCAATGGACGAAAAAATCTTATCTATCGCTCCCGTCAAAACTAGAAGAGCGTTTAACACTTATCGAAGAGCAACTCTCGACACTCTTTCAATTAGTAGAGAAGCTTCTTCACGAAGCTATGGATCAGACAATCGACTCGGACGTAAACGAATCTAAATTCAGAATAATAGATACTCGTCTAAAAGCATTAGAGCAGATAGAAGAAGACGAATGATCGCTCGCGAGTTCTTCGAGTGCGACGTATGCGCGACCGTAATCGGATGGGTCGTTCAAAAGTTAAGGCCGCGTCCGATGATGCCCTGTCCCTATTGCGATAATGTCGCTTGGCTTCATCTGCCAGAGCGCTATCTGGAACGTAAATCGACGAATATAAAGACGGTCGATCTTGTCCACTGAGAACCTAGCGCTTATCTTCGAGGCGAGTAGACTAGCTAGAAGCACCGATCCGGAAACGTCTCACCTCGCCGCACAGACGGCAAGCGTTCGAGGCCCTAACCAAAGGACTCTAATTTGGCGATCTATAAAAGAACTCGGAGAAGCCACAGATTACGAACTAGCGAAACACCTCGGAATTCTCCGATCGAGCGCCGGGAAACGCCGGCAAGAACTAACCGAACTCGGCCTAGTCGAAGACTCCGGAAAGCGCCGTCTAACCGATACGGGAAGCTCGGCTATCGTATGGCGTCCGTCGTCGCCGTCATCTTCGGAATGTCCGTTCTAGTAGATATGGCTATCGCAAGCGCTCCGGCCGTATTACCATTAGAAGCGGACGGAGTCGCGGCTCATCTGGCTAACGTGCTTCCCCCTCGCGCTACGGAACGAGACTCCGTCCAGATAAAACGCTCACGTCTTAAATGCCCGCAATATGAGACGACGATCCTTAGCGTCGGCTTCACACGCGCCGAGCTACCCGTAATGGACGCGATCATCTACAGAGAATCCCGATGCCTAAGCTATGTCATTAATCGCACACTAAACAAAGACAAATCTCACGACTACGGACTAACACAGATAAACGGCCGCTCTTGGTGCGAACCTACCCGCTATTATCCGAAAGGATACCTACAGACTCTCGGCATCCTAAACGAATGCGACGATCTTCTAAATCCCGTTACTAACCTCGAAGCCGCGTTCGCTCTCTTCACCTATTCGAAAGGCTTTAGGCCTTGGACCTAATGCTTCTAATCGTAAGCCTATGGGCTCTACTCTTTACGCTATTCGTCTATGCGATCTTCTTCCTCGCCGTAATCTACTTAATCAAGGATGACATTCAAGAAAGACGCCAACATCGTGAAAGAAAGAACTAAGTATCGCTATAACGATTCGCTATGGAAACGAACACGCCTACAAATACTCCAGAGGGACGGCTTCCGATGCACGATCGGACTCCCTAAGTGCCGAGGCGTCGCGACTCAAGTCGATCACATAGTCCCGCTTGCTTATGGTGGCTCAAAATATGAGCCAACTAATCTCCGGGCTTCTTGCGCGACGTGCAACAGCACAAGATCGAACCAACTTAGACGAAAGCCATCGCGAGTATGGTAAATTCAAAGCGTTCACAAAATAAAAAGTCGGCTTATTTTTTTATGAGAGGCGAAATCTGCCCCGACGTAGTCCTTAGCAGTTCTCTCTCTAGTCGCATATTTTGGGGTTTTTATGGCCGTCAAGAATTCGGGCAAATCTGGAAAAATTCGGAAGAATCCCGTCAAAAAAAAGAAAACTACGGATATTCCGAAGAAATCCGGGACTATTTCTTATGGCTCGAATGTTGCCGCGATCGAAGTTTTAATCGAGGCGCTCTTCGCTCTTGGCCGTTTAGAGAAAGTCGATTCGGCTCGCGTCGAAATTTGCCGGCTTCTAGCTCGCGCCGTAGACGAGCATCCAGAGAACGCGAATCTCTGGAGACAATATCGAGAGGCCGAGGATATTCTTCGGCAGGTAGGCGCTAATGACGTCGAAGACTTTAACGAAGTCATCGCTTCTATTTGGCGCGATGCCGCGCTACGCGACGGCAAGGAATCCGAGTCGTAAAACTCGCGGAGCAGAATTAGCGGCGATCGCCGCACGTTTAGGAACTCCGCTTATGGAATGGCAGAGGCTTATCGCCGACGTCGGCCTCGAAGTCTTAGACGACGGAATAACGCCGGCTTATCGTGAGATCGTAGTTACGGTCCCTCGTCAATCTGGCAAAACGGCTCTAGTTCTTGCTTGGGAATTGCATAGGGCTTTAGCTTGGGGATCTCCGCAAGCTATCGCCTACACGGCACAAACGGGATTCGATGCTCGACGTAAGTTAATGGACGATCAAGTCCCCGCTTTACAGAATTCGACGCTCGCGCCATCCATTAGACGGATCTACACCGCTAACGGAAACGAATCTATAATCTTTCGGAACGGCTCAAGAATTCAAGTTTTACCGTCTACACCTACAGCCGGACACGGTAAGACGATCTCGCTCGCCGTCATCGACGAAGCTTTCGCCGACTATGAAGGCATTCGGGAAGCGGCACTCTTGCCGGCGATGGCAACTAAAAAAGACGGCCAGATCCTCATCGTCTCGACAGCGGGAACTTCGGAGTCTATGTTTCTTCGCCGCAAAGTAGACGCCGGACGGCAAGCAATAAAAGACGGGCTAATAAACGGCGTCGCCTACTTCGAATGGTCCGCCGATCCAGACGATGATCCGTTCGATCC